TTGCCGGGTACGGATGTCGTTATCCCTTCGTGGAATCACGTCATCCGTTACGCTCGAATGGGGCCAAAAGCCTCCGTCGAGTGCAGATCCAATAGTACTTATTGCAAACTGTTTAACAGCTCGCTTGGTACTAGTGATCCCGACTTGCGATGGATCTATAACCGCGTCGTTAGTCTCGATCCAAGATGGCAGCTCGCCGAGTTACAGCGGGCCTCTCTCTTCGGAAATAGTGACACGTGCGGTAGCAGCGTTACTTTTGTGCCAAAAAACAACACAACCTCCCGTACAATCGGCTCCGAACCCCCGCTGAATATGTTCTTTCAGTTGGGGATTGGACGTTTAATAGAAAACCGATTGATGGATTACGGGATCGCGATCAGCGACTCTCCTGGCGTTGAAAACCAGCAGATCGTCAACCGTCGACTGGCCCGCCGCGGTTCCCTTACGGGTTCCTTAGCGACCCTAGACTTATCGCACGCGTCCGATAGCTTAACAAACGTGCTGGTCCGTTCGTACTTTCCCCAAGAAGTGTTACATTTTCTTGAGAAATGCCGGACGCCATCAGCACGACTACCGGATGGCACGGAAATCGATCTGGAGATCTTTTCTACCATGGGGAATGGTTTTAACTTCCCCCTCCAGACCATGTTCTTTCTGTGCGTTGTACTCGCCTGTTATAAATCCTTAAAGATCACCCCTATCCTGCAGGGTGATCCTGACACCAGAAACATTGGTGTCTTTGGCGACGATATTATCGTTGTCACTGAGGCGGCCATGCTGGTTAGCCGAGTTATGCATCTTCTCGGCTTCACCATCAACGCTGACAAATCCTACGTGGATGGCGAGTTTAGAGAGTCTTGCGGTGGTGACTACTTTCGTGGTCACGACGTCACACCCTTTTATATTAAAAAGTGTGACACAGAAGCAGACCTCTATGTTCACGCCAACGCAATCCAGCGTTGGACCCAACGTACCGGTGTTTATCTACACGACCTTTTCCATTTGGTCGTCCGTAGGCTTTCCTCCTTGAGAAAGAGGATATTTGTCGTCCCTAGTTACCTGGGAGACGACGCCGGTCTTAAGATGCCTTGGCTCTGGGCGTCTTATGTGGGTTCTTTCCGAAGAGACCGCAACGGTTCCATTCGTTGTCAGTCTCTACAGGCCTTAACCAGGTCCCGTCCTTTGTTTGACCGCAAGGGTCGCGAACGGAAAGACGCAGCGAGGATATGGAGTAACCCCATGGGCCTCCACCTCGCTTTTCTCGACGGCCATATTCGGGATGGCTTGATCTCCTGGGATAAACCCAGAGGATCACCCGAATACGTCGTTAAGGCACGTACCGTACCCGATTGGGACGTTGAGTCCAATGGACTTTACAACCCGTACGAATTGGCGTTACGAGCCAGCGTCGCGTCAGGCTATTTACAGCCTGACGTCCTGGGGCTTCTTTCTCCCCATCTCCTGTAAGTTGATTCATGGAGACAGACGTCCTCTTCACTTCTCATGTTTGAGGGCGTAATAGAAAGACGG